GCACAAGAGAAAGCTAGAAGAGAAGCAGAAGAGGCGGCTAAGAAACAGGCCGAACAAGCTGAAAGAGAAGCACAGGCAAGATTTGCTTCAAGCGAAGAAAGAAAACGCCAAAAGAAAAGAACAGGTAAAAGAAAACTTATTGCAACACCATATGGTTATTTAGGTGATACAAGTGAGTTTGGTTCTAAGGGCAGTTTATTAGGATAACAGTTATATGGCAAAAGTATCATTAAACTACGTCAAAAATCTATTGAAGAAAGCGAAGACGGCTCGTCAACTACACGAGGATGAAATATCAGAAGCTTATCTTTACACATTTCCAAACAGAGACATTTGGAGAAGCACAGAAGGAACAACAGACAGACAAAAACTTTATGACATGACAGCTGTGGACAGCACACAAAACTTAACAAGCACGATTTTGAACCTCCTTATACCACAAAATCAGCAGTGGGCTTACATAGATGTTAGACAAGAAGTTAAAAACAAAATGGCACCTGATGTTAGAAGAATGTTAGACACAGCCAACAAAACAGTATTCAAAGTATTGAGAGATTCAAACTTTTATGTAGCGGCCAGCGAAGCATTACAAGATTGTATTATTGCTGGAACTGGTGCTATTTGTATTATGGATCCAATGGATGGCAAAGGTATGAACTTTATGGCAATACCAACAAGCCAACTGTATTTTTTATCAAACTACAAAGATGATGTTGATGTTGTTTTTAGAGAATCAGAACAATCAGCACAGTACATATATGAAAGATGGGGATCACAAGCACCTGAACTAAAAGAAGATGCAGACAAACACCCAGACAAGAAACACAAAGTTTTAGAATCAGTTTTTAGATTAACTGGTGAAGAAGACTATTGCTATAATGTTTATGTTGGCAAAGAAATGCAACTTGTAGAAGACAGTTATATGCCAGTAAATCCATTTATAGTGTTTAGGTTTTCTAAAACACTAGGCGAACATTGGGGCGAATCACCAGTTCGTTCTGCATTACCACACATTAGAACCGCTAACGAAATACAAAAGATGATGTTACAAAGTGGGGCGTGGAGTGCTATGGGAGCCTTTCAAGTTTCAAGTGATACAACAGTAAACTTTTCAAACATGAAACTACAACCAGGTGAAGTTATTACAGTTGATCAACCATTACAACCAGTTCCTTTTCCAGGAAACTTTAACATATCAGAATCAATGATGTTGCAACATCAAGACAGCATTAGAAGAATGTTATTCAATGATGCTATCATGCCAGCTGGAGCACCAAACACTTATCAAACAGCAACTGAAGTAAGTGCAAGGCAATCACAGTTTTATCAACGTATTGGACCATTTGGATTAAGACTTGAAACAGAGTTTTTAAGACCATTGATCAAAACATTGATAACAAAACTACAAAGAAGAGGCATGGTTCCAGAGTTTGTTGTGGACACAACAGCTTTTGAACTTGTTGTGAATAGTGCAGTTAAAAAAGGTATTGCAATGACAGAAATACAAAGAGATATGCAACTACTACAAATGGTTCAAGCACTTGGACCTGATGCACTACAACTGATTGATATGAAAAAACTAGCAAGTAAGATACTGACAGACGGTGATATGTCACCAGATGTAATAAGAACAGAAAGAGAGATTGCACAAATGCAAGAACAAATGCAACAACAAATGGCACAGAACCAACTAATGCAAGGAGCACAGCAGTTATTAAATGCAAACGAACAACAATCTCAACCAGAAGATCCTACAGCAGGATAACATACACATAGTTTCAGGCAAAGATTACGACAATCCACAAGGTTGGCAAACTCTTTACACAATGGTTGAAGCTCATGTGAGCAAAAAATACCCCAATCAATATGATGCACAATGGCTAAACTGGATGATCCGAATGGATCAACAGCCAAACGGATTTTCAACAGGCATAGAATACAATGGCAAGTTGATGTGTTTGTTGATAGCAGAATGGCACTACAATATGTGGATTAACGAAAAAGATGCAAACATCATGGGCATACTAACAGCCAAAGGATGTAAACCACGTTGGGTAGACTTGATGCTACATCAAGTTGAATGGTGGGCACAAGAACAAGACTGTTGCAGTATAAATATTTTTACATGGGACAACAGACCAGCATACAGTCGTTGGTGCAAACAAAAAGGTTTTGAGTTGCATCAATACACTTACTCAAAGGAGTTAAAATGAAACCAAACGAAACGCAAAAACTAAAACAGGTATACAAAACCATATTTGATACCCCAGCAGGCAAGGAAATCTATTTTGATCTACACAGGATTGCAAATCAAAGCCGCATTTCACAAGATGCACCCAATCCATATTCATGTGTTTACAAAATAGCACAGCAGGCCTTGTTGAAAAGAATAGAGAATATGTGTGATATGGAACGCACGGAAACATCAAACATAATAGAACGGAGATAAACAGAAAATGGAAGATCAAACACCAGCAAATGAATCATTGCTAGAACAAGATTCAACTACTACAACAACAGAAGCCCCAACTGAAACAACTGAAACTGTCACTGACACAAACACTGATAGACCCAACTGGTTACCAGAGAAGTTTAAATCAGCAGAAGACTTTGCTAAATCATACGGTGAACTTGAAAAGAAAATACAAGAGAAAGCACCACAAATACCAGATGCTTATGATTATTCACACGCACAAACCATAGGATTGGACATGAGCACAGAGCAACAGTCACAGGCAAACGAAGTATTCAAACACTATGGACTAACACAAGAACAGGCCAAAGGTATGTTGGGTTTATATTCAGATTCAATACAGGCATTTGCAGAACAATATCAGAATCAAACGCCACAAGCAGATCCAACAGTGGAACAAGGTGCATTGAAAAGCAACTGGGGCACAGAATATGACAGCAAAATGGGTGCTTTAAGGAACTTTTCAAAGACATTGGATCAAACAACATTGGCAATGCCACTGGCAAACACAGCACAAGGACTTGAAATCCTAGCAGATGCAATGGCATATAGAAATGGTGTGAACCCTATCGCAGAAGGTGGAGCAACACCAGGTGCAAGTGCAGTGGACATACGTCAGAAGATCAATGAGATCCGTGCTAGTAAAGAGTATGCACTACCTCAAGGTGATAGTGTTGGAGAAAACACAAGAGCTGAACTTTATAGACTGTATCAACAGTTAGAAAGAATGCCAAGAAGCTAATGAAACCTAGATTGGTGCCACAACCCTACGAAAACAGGCGAGAACTTGCCAAAAGTGTAGACCTGTGGCACAGAAGGGTTGAAGAATATCCAGGCAACACCAGTGATATGGAATATAGAATCCGCAAGATGATGTGTGATTGGTTAACTAGAAGATTGAATAAAGCAACATTATATCACCGAGATAGAAAGCAATACAGAGAAATATATGGAAAATGGCAACACAATAGGGAAGAACACCGAACAATACGAGAGTTTAATCGAAATGCAAAGACATTGGGTTGAGTTTGATCGACTACAGGACCACGAAGTAGCACGATTACTCAAATGGTGCAACACCTGTTGTTTTAGACATTGGAACACACATACTGATGGACAAACCAACTTCAGATTCGCATTTGAAAGTGAAATGGATGCAAGACGATTTATTTGGGTATTTGAAAGTTATTTCAATCCACCAGCATTACAAGACAAACGCAGTGAAGGTTAACATGATGAAGTTTGCAATAACAACAATAATAGCAGTGATGTTGATGTATTTGACATTGAACTACATAGCACACACATTGGGTCTTTAGTAGCACATATACGCACACACACAGCAAAGACACAGCAGATACACAGCAGAATACTTGAACTATTGAAACTATTAGTGAGTAGTAGAGCATAGTGAACACTTGGACACAACATTCTATGGAGATGGACACAACATTCTATGGAGATGGACACAACATTCTATGGAGATGGAGCAAGATGAATACACTATGATGAACTGTGTGAATAGTGTGAACATTCTTCGCACGCCGCCGCTCGCCAGGAAAGCATTCATCTTTAAAAGGCCATATGGGGACACTCTCCCTTTCCATCTTGGCCAACCGTGGCACAACATATAGTCATCTTGCACAACAGCATACACACAGGTTCATCACGGTGGTGTAAGTCATTGATATTACAGCAGATTTTTTGTGAACTGAAGTGTTATACAGCTACACATTCATAAAACTATCTCCACTTTGGCCAAGATGGGGCCAGTTTGAGGATGGGCACCCAAAAAACTATTGAAAATACTAGTGGTGGCTAGTGTGAAAATAATCTCACCTATTTTTGCTTAAAGGATTCTTATTCACCTTGATCCACCTTGATCCATTTCCACTGAGTGTTGTGCTCCGCGAAGAACTGTCACGATATTCACGTATATTCATCTGCCTCTAGGCGTGTGCATTCAAACATAACATAATCCACCATGTCTTCACTGTAAATAACTGTGATGGCACATTATACCAAGCAACGGTTCGAACAGTATATCAAAGTCAGCAACAGTGGATGTTGGTTGTGGCAACGAGCGAGGAACGGCCAAGGCTACGGTGTAGCAGTATGTTGTGGTAAGCATTGGTTGGCTCACCGTTTGGCCACCGTGTTATATCGTGTGAAAAATCACAAACACATTGACGCCAATGTGGTGCTTCATAGTTGTGATACACCTCAATGCTGTAACCCCAAACACCTGACCATAGGCACACACAAACAAAATCTAGATGATGCCAAGTCAAAGGGCCGTTGGGGAACGTTCAAAAAAAATCGCATACAAAAAGTGGATAAATAATCACATACAAGACTCAGTGGAGCCCGCAAGGATAACTCACACAACATCTTGAACAGTTAGACGGGCCCAACTTAATAGGACAACTTGTTTTCGAAACGCAAGCCCTTGCAACACGGATAACTCATAACGCGGATAACTCAACAGGTCACAAATAAGTGATCTTATTATGAAAGGCTAAAAATCATGGCAGCAGTAGGAAACAACTTGTCAAGCAACGCTTTCGTAACTATGTTTGGTGATGAGGTAACTCACATCGCACAACAAAAGGCTTCAAACCTTCAAAGTGCAGTAAGAACAGTTAGAGGCGTTGTAGGTAGCACATACAGATTCCCAGTATTGGGTAAAGCGGGTGTTATCAAAAATAAAACAGCTAAACAAGACATTGAAGCATTATCGGCTATTGATATCAATACTGGATCTTCAGGAACACTTGATTTAGATTCAGGAACATTCATCGGTGACGGCACTGGAACAACAGCGGCAACAGTTGATGTAATGAACCACACAAATAAAACAGCAACATTGGACAACTATTCAACAGGTGAATACGTTGACGATTTTGATGCATTAAAAACTAATGTAGATTTAAGATCAGCTTATGCAACATCAATCGCAGCGGCTATGTCTCGTGCTTATGATTCAGTAATCATTGGTGCATTAGACACAGCAAGAGGTGATATGACAGCAGTAGCAGAAGCTACATCAGGAACATTGGTTAGAGCTGATTTACAATCAGTTCACAATGCACTAAACTCTAAAGACGTTCCAATGAACGACAGATACCTTGTTGTTGATTCAGCAACATACGGTGACATCTTAGGTTCATCTTTTGTGTCAAACACAGATGGTCCATTATCAGATGCAATGAGAACTGGTATTTTACCAAACGTTTTAGGTTTCAACATCATCATGTCGAACCTATTAACGGCAGTAGATGCTAATGAAACATACTCATATGCATTCCACAAAGATGCTATTGGTATGGCAGTTGGTAAAGACATCACAACTATGGTGAACTATGTGCCTCAGAAACTATCAACATTGATAGCGGCTGAGTTCTCAGCAGGTTCAGTAGTGATTGACGCATCAGCTTGTGTATCATTAAGTGCATAAGGATAAATATTTTTAATAAAATGTAGCCATTTTATTATTCCTTAACTAAATGTGTATTAAAGGGTGGTCTTAGGATCACCCTTTTTTTGTGGCTAAATAAATACAACAAGGAAACATCCATATGGCAACAACCAAGTTTACAATAGCATCACAATCATTATTAAAAATAGGTGGTAATCCTATTTCAACATTTGATGGCACTGACAGACAGTCAGTTGTGGTTTCAAATATGTATGAAGACACTAAAAAAAGTTTGCTTTACACAACATTTTGGAACTTTGCCACACAGAAAACTCAACTAGCAAAACTTTCAGAAACAATAGCAGATCCAAACTACAGATATGTGTATCAACTTCCAGGTGATTACATCAGAGTAAAAGGCATATTTGATAATAGTGGTACCAAACATTCAGATTATTCAGTTGAGAAAAACAAAATATACGCAAACATTGAACCATTAAACTTAGAATACATTCAAGAAAAAGCAGAATCAGATTTTCCACCATTCTTTACAGAAGTTTTAATATCAAAACTAGCATATGAAATATGTGAAGCTGTTACAGGTGTTGGATCAATACAAGATAGATTGGTTCAAGATTATCAAAGAAAACTACAACAAGCAAGAGTTGTTGACGGACAAGAAAATCCACCTAGAGCATTTTTAGATCAAGGTAGATTAATCAGAGCAAGAGGTGGTTATACTGACTCAGTGATACCAAGGAGTTAGCATGGCACAAATAAAACTAGTTCAAAACTCATTTACAAGTGGTGAAGTTGGCACTTATTTAGATGCTAGACAAGATCTAGACATTTACAAAACTGGTGCAAAAACAATCGAAAACTTTTTTGTATTACCACAAGGTGGTTTATTAAGAAGAGGTGGCTTTGAATATATTTCAGGCGTTTCATCAACAGAAGCAGAAACAGGTTTTTCAAGTCATTCAAGATTGATTCCATTTAGATTTTCAACAGAACAAGAATATGTTTTGATTTTTGAAACAGGCAAGTTCACTGTTGTAAGAAATGGATTGGTTGCAACAACAAAAACAGATTCATTATTAAACAACTTTACATCTTCAAACATCAATGAATGGAGATATGCACAAACATTTGACACACTTATTATGGTGCATCCAGATTATCATCCAATACAAATAACAAGAACCAGTCACACAAGTTGGACTGTGGCCAATGTTAGTTTTACTTTCCTCCCGTTAGCTAACTTTGATAATGGTATTGATTTGAATCCAAATGCAGTAGCCGCCACAACACTAACAGCATCAAGTGATCCAACAAGTCATTTTGCAGTAGGTGAATATGTGCAAATAAATGGTGGCTTATGTAAAATAACATCTTTCAGTGGCACTAACAATGTTACTATAAATGTTACAACAGAAGAAAAACTAGCAAATGATCAAGAAGCAACATCATCAGAATATCAACAAACAGCATTTTCATCATCCAAAGGTTATCCAACATCAGTTACATTTCATCAAAACAGATTGATATTTGGTGGATCAAAAACAAAACCACAAACAATATTTGGTTCACAAACAGGTGACTTTTTTAACTTTAAGGCTACAGAAGCAGTAATAGTTGATTCAGATACAGTTGGACAAGTAAATGATTCAACAGCATTTTCATTTACCATTGGTTCAGATAGTGCAAACATTGTTAGACACGTGGTTTCAAAACAAACATTATTCATTTTTACCAGTGATGGTGAGTTTGAAATGACTGGTAATCCAGTTACACCAACCAATGTTAATATTAGATTACAAACAAAATATGGAATGGACAACAATGGTGCAGTTCCAACAACAGTTGATAACGAAGTTATGTTTGTTTCTGCCAATGGTAGAGAACTTAGAGGCTTTGTTTTTGATTTTAACAGTGATGGTTACTATGCAAAGAACTACACAATCATTGCACATGACGTTTTAAGTTCACCACAGGACATAACCCACCTCAGATCTCACAAGAATACCAATCAAAACTACGTTATAATAGTAAATGACAATGGTGAACTGGGTGTATTTGGTATTAATGTTGAAAAACAGGTAGCAGGTTGGAGTAGATTTACAACAAATGGTAAGTTTAAGAAGGTTGTTGCAGTACATGATGTTGAAAGTGGACAAGAAATACAAAGATTATACGCAATAGTAGAAAGAACTAGAAAAAAAGATGATGGAAATGAAATAACTTGCTATCATTTAGAAAGATTAACTGAAAACAACATATACTTAGATGCATATGTGCCAATAACCAACTCACCAGCAGATGATACTATTAATAATCTGTTAAAACAGTTTGCAAACCAAACTGTAAACATTGAAGCAGATGGTATAGTTCATGCTAACAAAACAATAACATCATTTGCAACAGGTGGAGACTTGACATTAGATGCAAACTATTCAGCAGTTAATATTGGTTACAACTATACAAGCAAACTAACAACATTAACATTACCAGTTGTTGCAAATGGACAACCATATCGTGGAGAACAGATTACAAAAGTAAGTGCATTGGTAAACATCAACAGCACACAAGCATTGACCATTGATGGTTCAGATATAAGTTTTAGATTTACAGGACAAAGTTTAGATTCAGCAATAAATCCATTTAGTGGCACAAAGAAAACATTTATTGGAGGTGTTTCAACAGATCCAAACATTGAACTTCAAGTGTCAACACCATTACAATGCACGATTTTAGGATTAACAACAGAGGTGAAGTTTGGTGAATAAATATTTAAAAAGCAAGGAAAGTAACATATGAGTTTTTTAGTTCCAGCAATAACGGCAATAGGTCCAATGCTTACAACAGCCGCACCATACATAGCGGCGGCAGGCACGGCTTATTCTGCTTATCAAAATATACAAATGGGCAACCAACAAGCTGATATTTCAACATATCAAGCACAAACACAAGGTGCCGCATTGGCAGAAAGAGCTGATGAAAGAAAAAGAAGATTAAGAAAAACAGTTGGGGCACAAAGAGCCTTGTATGCATCAAGTGGAGTTGGATTAGAAGGAACACCAACTGATGTATTTGAACAAACAGCCAAAGAGTTTGCATATGAAGATTATGCAGATCGTTTTGATACATTAAACAATATGGGCAGTAAATATATGGAAGCAGATGCTTATAGAAGTGCAGGTAAACAAAAAGCATTTGGCAACTTATTAGATTTTGGCATTAGTTGGGGAATGAGAGGCTAATGTTAGGTTTTGTGCAATGGTTATACGAAACCAAGGGAATAAAAACCAAAGATATTGATTGGTATTCAATCACAAAGTTATTTGGAGAATACAAACAGTATCAGAAAGATGAGGAAATAGATCATGCCAATGGTAGGAAAAAGAAAGTTTAGTTACACAAAAGCAGGTAAGAAAAAAGCAAAATCTTACGCAAAGAAAACTGGTAGAAAAGTTAAATCTAAGAAAGGTTATTAATGGCTAAAATACCAACATATGAAAGCAGACGAACACCGACTGGACAAGTTGTAAGACCAAACTTACCTGATTACACAGTTGATATTGCACAAGGTTTAGTAAAAGCATCAAACAAAATACTAGATCAAAAAGCAATAGACGAAGGATTTAAACAAGGTAAGGTTGAACAACAGAAAGCATTAGAGTCAGGTGCAGGATTTGTTGAACAAGAAGGCTACACATTAAGAAGCCAAGCATTCAACAAAGGTTCAAACGCGGCTTATGTGGCCGGTATGAAAACCAAAGCTGAACAAGAACTTTCAGCTTTAGCAACAGAAATAAATGATCCATTAAGCAAAGTGCCAATCACAGAAAGAGTGACAACATACAATGAAAGAAAAGAAGAAATAAAAAATGATTACTTTCAAAGTATACCATCACATATGCAAGGTGACCTAGGTGGTTATTTTGATTCATTAAGTTTTAGATATGGTGAACAAGTATTTGCAAATCAAAGAAACTTAGAAGTTGGTGAAATAAAAGCCACAATAGCAGGCAGAGTAGACACAGCATTAGAAACAATACCAGCTCTTATTAGAGATGGTGGTTACAATAACAACGCAGACTTAGAAGAACAGTTTGCAGATATAGTAGCGGCCATTGATGAAGGGTTAGGATCACTATCACCAGCAACAGCATTTGCTTATAAAGAAAAAATAAAAACAGCTATGCAAGTAAGTTCAATACAAAGAGCATACAAAGAAGCAGATGACAAACAAGCATTTATAGATGATTTAGCCGCAGGTGGAGAAGCATATAAAAAAGTTATGCAAGATGTGAATGAATCATTTTTTGATGGAGACACAGTTGAAGAACTAGAAGCATCAGGACCAGGTGGTTACAAAACATTATCAAAAACATTACAACAAGAACTAAACAATGAAAAAGTTGGAATGGCAGTTGATAGAAGTATTTGGGAAAATGATTTTAATCAAGCAATGGCATTATATCAAAATGGAGTAGATCCAAGTTATACATTTAATGAGCAAGATATGAAAGACTTAGGTTTTTCAGATACACAGATTGCAAAAAAACAAGTGCAGTTTCAACTTGCAGAAGAAATATATCCAGACATTATTGGTGCAAAGACAAGTTCATACATTGAAAACAAAACAACAATACAAACACTCAACAAAGAATATAACTTGTTAGCAAAAAAAGAAAACAAAACAGCAGACGACAGAATACAACTTGGTATCATGAAAGCAAAGATTGATGGTATTGCAGGAATATATCAAGCACAAACAACAGCAATAGCAGAAGGTAATCCAAACTTATTGTTAGACATGGCTGGTATTGAATACGATACATCAACACCAGAAGGATTAACAGCATATCACACAACTATAATGAACAAGTTTGGACTAGGACCAAACGATATGAAAGTTGCACCACAAGATCAACTAGACACAGATAGAACAACATTTGAATCAGGTGACTTTAATGCAATCTATGGTGAAGGTGGTTTGAAAGACAAGTATGGCAAATACTTTGAAAAGTTTATTACAGATGCTAAACTAACAAACACAGGGCAACAAACAGTTGCTATTACGTCAAACATTAATCCAAACTATTCAAATCAAATGTTTAATGCAATACAAGACATGGAAACAAATATTGCAAAAGCAAAAAAGATTGATTCAGAGTTTTCAGGTTCAGAAGGTGCACTAGAAACATTTACAATAGCATTTGAAGAAGAGTTTAAAGAGTTTTACATGGGTAACTCAGATATGTCAGAAGACATTGTTACATCAGCACAGGCAATGTTTATACAAACATACTTGAGAACTGGTAACACAGAGAAAGCACTTAACTCAGTAAAACAAAACTACAATCAAATATTTCATAAGTTTGAACACAAAGGTATGAAGTTGATGTTACCTTACAATGTGAAACCAGAAACTATATCAAACAACATTGATGAGTTTATTGCTAATCCACAAAAGTACGGCATACACACAGGTTCATTATTTGATATTACAGACTTTAAAAAAGACATAGAAGACAATACATTTGACAACTACAACTTGGCATATGATGGTGGACAAATAAAAATCATCAACCCAGAAAATGCAATGGGTTACACTACCATATTCAAAAGATTACCATCAGCAACAGGTGAACTTACATACACAAACAATATTGATTTGTTAGAAAACAATGACAACACAGAATCAAATGAAACTGTTGATGTTGTTGACAGTTGGGAGTATGATACAACAGTTGCAGTTAATGACCAAGATAATGAAGCAAATGAAACAACTACATTTGCAAACAAAGTAGACAACACAATACAAACAAAACTTACAGATTTTGAATCAAAAGAACTTGCTTACAATGAACAGCAAACAGAACTTGAAAATAAAATAGGAACATCATTATACGAACAATACAAACAGTTTGATAAAAACCAAGATGGAAACATAATGGGTGAAGAACTTAATGAAGTAAGAAACTACATTGAAGAAAATACTTTAGAAGAACCAGAACCTTACGGATTGGACAAACAAAGAGAAGATCTTGTTATGGCATACAGTGAGTTAGAATCAAAACCAATAGACACTTATGCAGGCACAATAACATCAGATGGTGCACAACAAGACACACTACAAGCAATCAGTGTATATGTAAAAGATGGAAACATGAATGAAAGCATTATCCAAATGTTGATTGAAATGGAAGCATTTGAAGGTTTAGAAAATGATGAGATTGCAACAGAAGTTATGTTGAACTGGAAAGACAATATGAACAGAACAACAAATACAAATCCACCAACTAGAATGACACCCATACAAGCATTGTATGATTATGTCAGAGACTTAGAACAAGATATGTTACCATCAGCAGATGAAACGGCAATGGATGCACAAGTTCAAGTGTTAATGATGATGAGTGGTATGACAGAGCAAGAAGCAATAGATTATATTAACGAGGGCAACTAATGACAAAAGTTCAAGATGATGCTTTTTTAAATCCATACAAAGAACGACTAACTGACATTGATGCACAAAATATGTATGTGCCTAAAGCAGGCTTTTGGGAACAAGTAGGTGCAGGTTTTGGAGAAGGTATAGACTATACCAGTATTGCTTTGCTTTCAGATTTAGGAATGAAAGCAAGACGAAGCATGAATCCATTAGATGCTATTGAAGAAACAGATTGGAATGAACAACATCCATATTGGCAAGATGACATTGATTGGGAACCAGACTTAACATTAGAAGTAGCAAGAAACATTTACTTTGAAAGAAATGAATCTGCCAACTACGAAAAACTTTCAGAACGTGGTGGCGGTGGAGGAATGGTTGCAAGAGGTATGGGATTGTTTGCAGGTGCTATGTTAGATCCAGTAAACTTGATAGCCGCACCAGCTTCAATGTATATAAAAGCAGGCTTGTTAGGTAAGATGGCAATGGCAGGAGCGGCCAACTTTGTAGCAGAAGGTGCCTTACAAACTATTGCATACAACACACAAAGAGAACGTGGAGAAGATTATGGCATTGGTGATGCCGCATTAAACTTGGGATTTGCCGCCGCAGTAGGTGCCGCATTTCCAGTAGGTGGAAATGTTATTGGTAGATTATTTAGAGCCTCAAAAGCAGGCAAAATGAACGGTGTTATACCAGAAGACAATCCATCAATCAAAAGAGACAAATATGATTCAACAACAAATCAAAATGTTAAGTTTCAAAGTGGACAAAGCGGTCAATCATTAATAGCAAGAATAGACAACACCAACTTTAATGATGTTAATACAGTTAATGTTGCAACAAATGGTAGAGTAGCAAAAGAAGGAACAGTAACAGTTACCAATAATAAAAATGGAACAGTAAGTGTAACTGGATCAAATGAAGACTTGTTAAAAGTATTACCAGCACTATCACAAAGATTAGATGGCTTTGATAACATTGTTATTAAAAGCAAAGAAGGTGTTGAAATATCAACAACAGCCAAAGATATTCAAACAGCACAACAAACACTACAAAAAGTTGCACCAGAGGTAAAAGCAGAACTAGATCAAGATATTTCATTACAAACAAGAGAAATAGAAGTTGGCGACAAAAGATATGAGATTGAAATAGATGAAGCAGGTGATGTAACAGGAGTTGTTTATACTATTAAGAAAAATGGTAAAAGAGGTGCAAAGAAAAAACCAAAAGAAGCTGAAAACATTATTAAAGCACATCAAAAAAATCAACAAACAAAAACAACACAAGCAAGTGAAAAAGCACAAACTAATAATAGACAAACAGACACAGCAGGCAGAACAACAGTTGATGAAAAACTAAACAACAAAAAACATTACAACACAACTAATCAAGCAGATGCAACAACAGGTGGTAGAAGTGCAGACTTTAGAGACAATCATTCAAGTCCAGAAACAGCAACAAAGGCAATAACAGCAGAACAAGTAACATCAAGACGAACAATGTTTGAAGCAGGATATATTGTTGATGATGAAAACAACTTGATTGATTTGTTAGAAACAAGTTTAGATGATTTACCTTTTGATTTAAGAGTAAAAGTAGCAAGAGCAATGGATTTAAAAACCAGCCAACTTAAAGTAAAAGTTACAGCAAGAGGACAAAAAACAAGAGACATGATTGAAGAGTTTCAAAGACAAAACAAACTAAGACAAGATGACCAAACAGCATTAGAAGAATATGTAATGTGTATGAGAGGGGCAGGATCAATATAATGAGCAAAGGATGTTTTATAGAATACAACGGCAAGACAAAAGGATTTGGCACAAAAAGCCAAGTTGAACTTGAAACTCGTATACAAAAAATACGAGATGACCTAGCAAAAGAAGGCAAGAGTTTTACAACAACAGAAGAAGGACAACTTGCTGTATTCAAAAGATTACAAGAGCAAACAGCAAAAAAACAAAAACAAGCAACAGATAAAATGATGCAACGTTTATCTACAAACGAAGCACTTAATGAAAGATTCGATGAACTTGCAAGAACAACACAAGACTTAGATAGAAATGATCCTAAGTATAGACAAAAGTTAATGTCAAGATTTGTTTCTATGGTGTTTACAACAAATGACACAAAAACATTACCATTTGAACAAATGAAAAAAACTAGATTCAAAAATACATTTGGTGATTTTTTAGCAAGAACAAGAAAACTATTAGATGATGATGATCCAATCGATTACTTAAACAAACCAGAAAACTATGCAAAGGTTATGACTGAATACAATCAGTTTTTTAAAAATCCAAATGCAGTTGATTCAATAACCAAAGATGTAAAAGCATTTAAAGTAGCCAAAGAACTTTTTGATACACAGTTTAAAATGGCAGAAATGAGAAGAGCAAATGGTGTAAACACATTGATGCAAGATTTAAGATTGAGACCAAAATGGAGTCATCAAAAAATAAAAAGAGCAAATAAAGACGATTTTATACGTAAGATAGCTAATGCATTGGACCCAGAAGTGCATGGAGACTTGGCTAGAAGACAGCAACTTGCTGATGAACTACACCAAAACATGAGTAATCCAAATGGCAAATGGAGAGAACAAGGTGATACAAACTATCAAAACATCAAAGCAGATGAACAATGGATTGAAGAAGTTAAAGGAGCCTTTGCATTTAAAGATGGGGCAGAACTTGCAGACATTACCAAAGAGTTTTCAGATGTAGATCTAAGAAGACAAATGTTGTTGCAGTTTGAAGAAATGTCAAGAGAAGATGCATTGGTGCAGTTTTTAGGTGCTGATTACAAAAGAGGACTTATAGAACTAGAACAAGAACTTGCTAAAGAAGGTAGATTTACATCAGACACCAAAGCGGCATTTTCATATTTGAAAAACTTTGCTGATCCAGAAAACTTAGAACATTCAAGAAGCGCCGCAATACTAACAGGTGCTAGAGGTTACATGGCTTCAACAAAACTAGGTTCAGCAACAATAACAGCATTAATGGATATACCAGCAATGATGTTTTCAGGTAAACATTTATTTGGATTACCAACACACAAACTACTAGGTTCAATATTTCAATACGGTTACAAAGGTGCACCACAAGAATATACCAGATATGCACAGTATATGTTGGAAGGTGTTGATTCATATTTGAATCACATGAACAACAGATTTGGTATGATTGGTAATGGTGTGTCAGGACAAGTAGAAGAAGGTGGTGCAAAACTTGCCAATGCAGTTTTCAAATACAGTGGATTAAACTTTTGGACAGAAGGTAGAAAAGCAATGGCACTTGGCATTTACGGAAAAGAACTTGGTAACTTGTTAAGCAAAAAAACAGAATGGGATAACTTAGGTCCTAAGTTTAGACAACAACTAGAAAAGTTTGGTGTTAGAAAAAAAGATTGGAACTTGTTAAAGAAAAAACAACCATTAGATAAAAATGGCAGAGTAGATATATTTCAAATAGATGAAATGGATTATGAATACAGTTATGGTAAAGCAAGTTTAAGACAAAAAGTTTCAGCGGCTTTCAATGATGCTGTTGACACAATGGTAATGACACCAGGTGATTATGACATTGCCGCAGGTGCATTTTTTAATGATCCGGCAACTGTTGGAACACAAATATTTAAAACACTAACACAGTTCAAAGCACATCCAATATCTTACACAAGAAAAATACTAGTAAGAAGTTTTAAAAACAACTCACGATTAGAGTTTGCAACTAACATGACAATACTTGGCACAGAAATGATGTTAATGGGTGTTGCTGTTGTGCAGTTAAAAGAGTTTTTGAAAGGTAATCAACCACGTAAAATGGATGATGCTAACTTGTATATACGAGCGGCAGAACAAAGTGGTGCATTTGGTTTATTTTCAGACTTATCATTAGAGTTTTTTGGATCACAGTTTGCATCAAGTTTCACAGACGAACCACAAGGCTTTTTTGCATCACAACAAAAATCATCAGCACTACTAGGACCATTAGTTTCAGATATTATTGGACTAACAGATGATTTAGCAAACATTGGATCAATGGACGATGACAGTTGGATGGAAAAACTTCCAGATGCTTCAAAAATGTTAATCAATACAATACCAGGACAAAACTTGTGGTATTTGACACTATTGAAAAGAGTGTTGATACACGATTATATCAAGGCAAGAACTGACCCAGCAGGTTACAGAAGAAGCCAAAAGAAACTAAAAAAACTTGCAAAAGACAATAGAATAGGCGGAGAAGCCAATAACTTTCTGAAAAGGATGTTAGTGGATTAACGAACTAAATACTACAACAAGGACATTTATTATATGGCAGTAACTTCACAAACACCTTCAATAACATTTACAGCAAATGGCTCAACTACTGACTTTGCTTTCAACTTTGTAGTGCCAGCAACAGATACAACAGGCACTATTACAGACTCAACAGCAGATATGAGCAATGGTTCAGCTGTGCTTACAGTTGATACAGCAAACTTATTTTACACATCAACACTACAAGGCAAAGCAATCACAGTAACAGGAGCAGGTGTTAGTTCAGCAGATTTAACAACTACTATTTTATCAGTAGATTCAGCTACACAGATTACATTAAATGCAAGTGCCTCAACAGCAGTAACAAACACAAACATTTCAATAACAACAGGAACCTTTAATACAACACTAAAAACCAACTCAGACTTGTTAGTATTTGTTGATGGAACACAACAAACAATCACAACACATTATACAGTTAGATTAAATCTAGGTGATGATGCTAATAAATCAGGAACAGTTATATTTGGATCAGCACCAGCAAATGGAGCCAAAGTTGTTGTGCTTAGAGATGTAACACTACAAAGAACAACAGATTTTCAAACAGGTGGTGCACTTACAGCCAAATCATTAAACGCACAGTTTGATACAATGATTATGGCTGTGCAAGACACACAGTTTGATACAGCCGCAAGTGCTGTTAAGTTTCCATCAGATGAAACATTATCAACAACAACGTTACCAGCATCAACATCAAGAGCAAACAAAGTATTAGGTTTTAATGGTTCCGGTGAAATATTGATGAGAGATGATCTTACTACAGGAACAGCGGCAATAACAGGATCAGTTTTAAAAGGAACAACAAGTTTACAAACACCATTGATTGAATATACAGATGGTGATGATGCTATTACTATTGCAGATGGTGGTGCAGTTACCATTGCAAACTTAACAGCAACAACAACAGATATTAATGGTGGTGCTATTGACGGCACAACTATTGGTGCAAGTTCACACAGCACAGGTAAGTTTACAACACTTACATCAACAGGTGCAACAGTATTACAAGGTTTAACATATCCAACAAGTGATGGAACAAATGAACAAGTGTTATCAACAAACGGTTCAGGCACTCTTACATTTAGAAGTATTGCAGGTTTAAGTTTATTCACAGCATTAACAGACACACCAGCAAACTATACAGATGCAGGAAACAAATATGTAAAAGTTAACTCAGGTGCAACTGGATTAGAGTACGATGACACAGTTGTTACAACAACAAATACAAAAACACTTACAAACAAAACATTAACAAGTCCTGCTATAACAGGAACACTAACAGGTGATGCTTTCTTAGATGAAGATGACATGGCATCAGATAGTGCAACAAAAGTTGCTTCACAACAAAGTATTAAAAAATATGTAGATGATAGAATACTAACAGAAGACACACTTGCTGAAATGAATGATGTTAATCTTACATCACCAGCAGATGCTAGTTTATTATTATACGACACAGGAACATCAAAATGGATTGACAATGTTATGTCAGGTGATGCAACATTGGCAGACACAGGAGCATTGACTATCGCGGCAAATGCCGTTGAAGGTAGTATGCTTAACACAGATGTTGTTTCAGCACAAACAGAGTTAGCAAGTGGATTAGCATCAACAGATGAAATAATGGTTAGTGATGCAGGTGTATTAAAAAGAATGGATGTTGCTGTTTTAACTGGCTACAATGCAAGTTTAAGTGAAACACTTACAAACAAAACACTAACATCACCAGTATTAAACACAGGTGTTTCAGGCACAGCAATCAAAGATGAAGATAATATGTCATCAGATTCAGCAACACATTTGGCAACACAACAATCAATCAAAGCATATGTTGATTCACAAGTTACAGCACAAGACTTAGATGCTACAACAGACAGTGGCACAATAGATATAGATTTAGATAGTGAAACATTAACAGTTGCAGGTGGAGAAGGTATTGATACATCAGCTACTGGAACAACAATAACAATAGCAGGTGAAGATGCTTCAACATCAAACAAAGGTATAGCATCATTTAGTTCAGATCACTTTAGTGTTTCATCAGGTGCAGTAACATTAAAAGCAGATGGTATTGATGATACACATATTGATTTTGGAACAGGAACAAATCAAGTATCAACAGCAGACATTCCAGAACAAACAAACTTATATTACACAGATGCAAGAGCACAAGCTGTATCAATCAACAATGTTGTAGAAGACACAACACCACAACTAGGTGGTAACTTAGATGTTAATGGACAAAGCATTGTTACAGCATCAAATGGCAACATAGTGTTAGCACCAAATGGTTCAGGTGAAGTTAGAATCAATGGTGCAGACGTAGTTGAACATCACAATGCAAACGGTATAATCATCACAGGCGGAAACCAAGGAACATACACCAAAGCAGATTGGTCAACTAAAGGTATGTTGTTTAACACAGGGGTTCACGTTGAAGGTAATGGTCAATGGGATTATCCTGCACTTGTATTAAAGAACAACTCAGACAACGGTTATCCAAATCTATGGGCCGCAAAAGCAAGACCAAATGGTGGAGATTATACATCAGACACTTACTTACAAGATGGTGATATTATGTTCAAGTTTTTTGGTGCTGGTTATCAAGGAACTTACAGCAGTGGTGAAAGTAAGTTTAGCAATGGTTCAGCAACAGTTGATCTATATGCAACAGAAGATCATTCAGCAACAGCAGGCGGTGGTGGTATCAAGTTTAAAACACTTAACACTGGTGTTGCACATAATGGAACAGCAACAACCAAACTAGAAATATCAGATGAAGTTGTTGTTAATCCAGGAAATGTAGACATAAACTTTAGAGTTGATGGTGACACAAATAATAACGTATTTTTTGTAGATGCAGGCAATGACAGAGTTGGTGTTAAAACAAACTCACCAAGCACAGATTTTGAAGTAAATGGTTCAGGTAAGTTTACAGCACTAGAATCAACAGGAACAACAACAGCAAACTTATTTTCAGGAAGTGGTGCAAGTTTAACTAACTTACCATCAAACAGTTTAACTGGAAACATTACATCAACAAGCAGTGATGTAAAAATAAATGATGCTAATGGTGATGTTGACTTTATGGTTGGCGGTGATGCAAACGACAATATATTTTATGTAAATGCAGGAACAGAAAAAGTTGGTATTAAAACAAACTCACCAAGTTATGATTTTGATGTTAATGGAAACTTAAGAGCAACAACATTATATGGAGATGGATCAAATCTAAACATTGATTTGAATGATTTAGATAATGTTGATACCACAGGATACTATTTGACATTAAATGTAGCAAAATCACTATCAGCAGGTGAAACAATCACACAAGCCAATAGTGGTGCAACAGGTAAAGTTAAAGATGCAACAACAAGTCATCTTAATGTGCAACTGATTAATACTACAGGAACTTTCACAACAAATACTTCTGATTTACTAACAGGATCAACAACAGGAGCATTGAATACCTATGCAACAGCAGTAGAATACAGAGGTGCTTCAGCAACTTATCCATATGTAAAATGGGATGGCACAAGTTTTGTAATGGGTTCACAAACTTTAACAAGCAACACATTAGGAGCAGATTTAGATGTTAATAGCAATGACATACACGGTGCAAAAGACATTGACGATTTTGGTATTGGTTCAGTAACACCTGACATAACATTAACAGCTGGAGATATTCAAACAGTTGAAACAACAAATGCAAGTAGTTATTACAAAGACAAAACATATTATCTAGATACGCCAGACATTGGCGGTGGGGCAATAACAGCAACAGCCAATGGTATAACATTTAACTTTGATGCAAAATCAAATCTTGTAGTTCAACAGTTAATATTGAATGGTAACATTAATGCAAAAAGAGGTGATAGAATCTATCAAACATATCAAGCATCACCAGGTAGCACATACACCAATGGTGGTTTTGGTTATATTGCAGAAGATGTTGTCAACAGCCACATTGTTCCTGTTACAAGCACAGGCACTTGGTTAATAGACAGAGATTATGTAGAAGCTGATGGTAGCACAGCTGGCTTCCAGATGGTTATGGATCAACTAGATGGTTCAGCTTCAACAGTATACAGTTATCCAGGTTTTGCAGATGCTCGAGCAATGAGTCAACACGTAGACAGTATTGGATCCACAACAGATCTTTTAACTGGTATGGCGACCAACAGAAACGAACTTAAATCATCAATCAAGTTTGGTGTATCACCATCCAACACAGACTTTGCTAATGAGTATGATCAATCAAATGCACAGTTCAAATATGAAGAGCGACTGGCAGAAGCATATCCAACAATAACATTTGCTAATGGTGAGATTGGATCTCAAAGAACAAGAAAGTTTGGTGGATTGATTACTACTGAAACAGCAGGTGTTAGTGGATCTACAGATTATTACAATGCTGATTTAATACTAGGTGCTTTTCCAATAGCAAACAATGATAGAAAAGGTGTAACAGAAGTTAACAGTGAAGTTCTTGGTGTAACAAAAATATATGCTGGTGGTAAAGCAGATGGAACACAATACAGAGCACAGAGATTTGGTGCAGACTCAGAATACAAATATGTTGAGATGAAATATCCAAATAGAGAAGTTGTTAGTTTTGAAAGCCCAGCATCAGGAACAACAAAATACAGAACACTAACATTAGATAGTGCTACAACTTTAGGGGCGGGCACACATATACGACAAAGAAACTCAGGAGCAGTAGGTGTTGTTAAAACATCAGCTTCAAGTTCAACTTCAGTTCAAATATCAGGTATTATTGGAACATTTACAACAAATGCTTCTGATATATTAGAAAAACCAAACGGTAGTGGAGGGGCTACAAGTCTTGCAGTATATCCAACAGCAGTTTCAAGTGAAGCAGGTGGTATTGCAGACAGTGGTGCTAGAGCAACATTTAAAGAAGCAGTTGTATTAGGTAACAAAACATCAACTGAAAGAGATGCATATACGGCAACAAATGGTATGATATTATACAACGAAACTACAAACAAGTTTCAAGGTTATGCAAATGGAAGTTGGGTAGACTTGCATTAAGGATAAACAATGGATCAAAAAGAACAAGACAGATTAACTTTAGTAGAAGTGCAAGTTGCAAAAATAGAAACCAAACTTGATATAGTAGCAAACAACCACCTACAACATTTACAAGATGATGTTACATCTGTTAAAAAAACATTGTGGTGGTTATTCAGTACACTACTAGGTTGTCTTATAAGTCTTGTGTTTGTTTTGGTGCAAACTTTGATTTAAGTTCATCAGGCAAAATGTTTTGCCATTCATCATCAGGTGTATTTTTTTGAAATGCTTCGTGCATACTAACTTTAAGTTGACGCCAATCTGTATATTCACCGTTAATATCTGTTAATCTATCACTATTATGTAAATGTTCTATCATTTGATTCCATCGTGTAAGTTCACGCAGATTAAAATGCACTAACATTCCATTCTTTTGTTCTTGGTTTATTTTTCTTATCATCACGGCTATGATTTCAGCAATAGTCCAATGAGTTTTAACTTCATAAAAAGGATCACCAAACACTTTACGAAAATATTTGTTTTGTCTTTGTTTTTCATCTAAGTGATAATGATGTGCCATTTTTTTACGGCTTCTAGTATAAACTTTTCTACTTTGTCCTTTAACTTTTTTCTTTTCAGCAGATTCACCTAAAAACGTTTTATTATGCAGTTTGCTTTCATGATTATTTTGTTTTAACCAGTCTTCAACAGCAATACAACCACCCTTTAAATGGTCATGCAGTTCACCATTATGCACATCATTAGCCCAACATTTATAATCAGGATTATTTTTATATCCTTTAATATTTTTCATTTGATGATAACTTTGTTGGAAAGGAACTTTATGATATGTAAAACTAAATCCATTATGTTGCATTATTTGTTTCTCCATCTTCCACTGCCGTTCTTCTTGTTTTTAACATACTACGTAGGTTTGCTATTTGTTCTACTTGTGCTTCTACTTGTGGTCCTTGTGATCCATTTTTTGTTCTTCGACGTATTGGTTTAGCAGTTATATGTGGTAACCTTTTTAATAGTTCTGCTTCCCACCAATACATATAATGAGGTGGATAACATCCATCAATCATTGCTTCTAGTTCTGTCATTTCGCAACCCAGTTTGTGATATTCTTGACCTTTTTCTAAAAGTTCATATTGAAGTTTTCTGTATTCTTCATATTCTTTATCAACTCCACTATTAGCTCTATCTTCATTTTGTCTTTTCTTTATTAGTGCTAATATTTCTTCAGCTGACATTTCCATTGCTTTTTTAGTTTGCTTGTTCATTTGTCTCTCCATGTTCTCTGTTTAGTTCATCAAGTTCTTTATTGAACATACTTTTTGTTCTTGCTCTAGCAGTTGCCATTGCTTTATCAAAACTTGGAACTTTAGGTGCAGATTCATTTGACAGCATTTGTTTTGCTGTATCAACAAATCTATTTCTTTTATTTGGATCTTGGTATCCAAGTCTTACACCCAGTTTGGTTTTTATGTCGTATATTTTTTGAACTATTGCAGGTGCTTCATGTTCATCAACACCCATCTTCTTCATTTGTGCTATTAAACTATTAGGTGAGTTTGTGTTTATTAGTTCTATAACGTCTTTGTCTAGTCCCCAATAATAACATCTGTCACCAGCTGATGCTTGTAGTTTAATCATATGTTGTAGTCCAAGCAATACAGTTTCGAACCTTGCTTTGACTTTGTCTTGTGTTTTTATTGCTTTTTTCACAGGTGTAAATGGTGTCATTTCTTCACCAACAGCACCATCTATTTTGCTAATAACTTGTTTTTTAACTTGACCAGTTATTGCTACTTTGTAGTTTTGGTCATCTTCTTGTGTTGCTATTGAATAGCAAGTGAGAGTCGCCATAATATTTCTCCTTGTTGTTGCATTATATTGCAACTTTATTTATGTTTTCTCTCTCTGCTGTTTACTATTATACACTCGTGTGGCTTTATATTACAACCTTTTTGTTGGAAAAAGATAAATATTTCAGACACTTAGAACATTATGGTTGACTTTTTGAAGCCAAGTATAGTATTATAAGTTTATTGGTGCTGTATGACGCTTAAAACAGGATACAGACACCATTTTATACACATTTAGGCACACATTTAGGCTAACATCTACCAACACAGGCTATATAGCATCAACACATTATCATAAAGTTGACAACACCCTTATTGTTGAGGTTAGATGCAACCCACACCGTTAGGCTAGGACGGTATACAAATATGAGTAGTGATGCTTGTTAGGTTTTGGACATTTTACTTAACAAGATTTTGTGAACTATAACTGAAGTTAATCTACAACGCGGATTGTTTACAAAGTGGAAGTAGTCACCCTACAAGGTTGGTAAGATATGTAAACCCTTTACCGTAATAGATTGTGTCGTTGCTCTCTGCAGAGTGCTTTTGGTTATTTGCTAAAAGCTCTCTTGGCTAAAAAGAAAGAGAAGAAGAAACTTATAAACGAACGAAGTGAAGTTTATAGCCTATCGCGTCAAGCGATAGTGCTGTTTACCTACAAGGTAACTTTGAGGTGCTGTGTATATGTATAGAAAGATATAAGGAAAATAATACACAACACCTCTTGACGAAACAATCTAAGTAATCAATGACAAGAATCAATATACGAACTCGTTGGTGAGATCTCACTCACTTCTACCTCTTGGATTGTTTCTGTTTCAGTGATGTAATAAACCATCACCTTCTGGCATAATAACTGAATAGGGGTAGTCATTATGCCAAAGCCGTTTCTCGTTTGGCCTCTTCAGCCCAACGTTTAATAACCTTGTAGTATGTCTCTAGTATCGATTGTTTGTCACTCATCAACGAATGATCCCTTAGACATTTTATCACTTCCTTGAACAAGGGTTTCACACGAGGTGTAACAAAAGGCAAAACTGATCTATGCATATGCTTGGCCAATCTTATTGGATCTATCTTGATATCATCTGTAACCAACTGAACCATGATGTCCATGAAAGGTGCATGAGCAACCTCAAGTGCTTCATCATAGGTCAACTTGTGATTGTCAGCAAACACTCGTGTCACTATGTCTTCACTTGGATTAAGAGTTGAATACAGTCTTTTTGTTTCAACAAAAGCCCGGTAAGTGGGTAGTTCGGTCAACACATTGTAATATTGAGGATCATTTCTGTGTTTTTCTTCCCATTCTTCTCTTGCTTTTTTATAAACAGCTCTTCCTGTTTTAAGATCTTTGACCCTATCACTGATAGCTCGAACACCACCTTGATGATAAAGTTGAACATCTTCCCAAAGATGAACTGCCTCGTGTGTCATAATAGTTGCTTCAAGACCGTAACCACTTAGGGCTACTAGACAATCATATGAAAACATAAAACCTATCATTAGACTCTCGTGTTCATCTTGATGATCCATTCCAACACCACCTAGTGCATGAAGCCCGTCTTGGTGTTCATCCTTGATTGATCGCATTTCCAATACAGGTGTTATCACAGGTAAACCTCGACTGGTGTTGGGTATTATAGCACCGTATGTATTTTCATACATAGGTCGAGTTTCTATGATTGAACGCATCATATGTCTGTGCATATCGATGAAGTTTTGAAACAGATACTTGTCCGTTTCAGCGCCTTTCATCATTTGTAAGAATCGTTGTCGTTGATCGTCACACACTTCTTTATGCCTAGGCGAAAGGTCACTGTCATCAAAGTCATCAAACATAGGACATCTCACAACACCCTGCAACTCTGCAGGGGTTGTAGCAAAATACTCTTTTAGTTCTTTTAATGATGATGACATTATGCAGTCTCTTTCTGCTTGTTATTGTTAGCAACAAGATCTTTCATGTTAGCAATCAACCCTTTCTTAGGTTTAGCATCAACATTAGTTCGCATTCTATTTTCTTTTTTGTTTGCTTCAGCTCTCTTATCCATCAATGTTTTAAGTTGAAAAGCTCTGTAAACCATTGGATAACGTTCTGGTGAAGCAGGTGCTTT